GATTGAGCAACTGGTGAAACGGTTCGTAACAGAGGGTCGGCAGGTGCTTGTGTTGAGTGATAGGGTCAAGCATTGCCAAGAGCTGGCGGAACGGATGGCAAACCAAGGAGTGAGTTCAGCGACCTTGGTTGGTGCCATGTCAAAGAAGCAACGACGGGAAGTGCTTGAGCTTGCTGATGCTCGAGAGATCAAAGCAGTGTTCGCCACCACTGTGGCGGATGAAGGACTGGACCTTCCAGGTCTGGACACGTTGATACTGACGACACCGACAAAGTCGATGGGTCGGATTCAACAACGGATTGGGCGCATCATGCGACGTGCAGACAACAAGAAGACCCCGTTGGTCATCGACTGCGTCGATACCTTTGGTCCGTTGTTCGGTATGCACAGGAAGCGTGATCGATTCTACAAGGGCCTTGGGTGCGACGTGCGTAAAGTATCGAGGGTCGTGCCCAATGGTTTGTAGCAAGTGCGGAGGCAAGACGAGCGTGGTTGCGACACGGACGGTGAACAAGCCCGGACGCGGAGCTGAGGTCAACAGAGTGGCCAAAGTAGTTGACTGGTACACCTGCGATTTCGTGGCTCGAAAGCGCAAGTGCGTGGACTGTGGGTACATGATGATGACTGCTGAGCTGTTGCTCCCAGACGTATCCGCGATGATTCAAGAGGCAGTCAATGGTCATGCACCAGAGGATGTTTCTTGAAGATGTACGCAAGCTGGACTGGGACAAAGAAAAACTTGAGGGCACTCAGGGCTCATGGTTGGGGTCTGCTGATGAGTCCAGACACGCTGATCCGTTGCCGTGGCAAGAGTGCTCCCTTGTGGCCTGACGGCACCAATGCTCCATATGTACTGGACAACGGTGCTTGGGGTTGTCACCAAAGAGGAGAACCATTCAATGACGAAGCATTTATGTGGGCATATGAAACAATAGGTGCTGGTGCTGAGTGGGTGGTCGCACCAGACATAGTTGCTGGTGGGATGGAATCACTTGAGCTGACGCGCAGTTGGCTGCCACGTATCGACCACAACAAAGTACTGATTGCTGTTCAAGATGGAATGGTTCCACAACATGTTGACTCTATGGTGTCTGAAAACAACGGCATATTTCTTGGTGGCAGTACAGAATACAAGCTCGAATCAATGCAGATGTGGGGTTCTTACTGCCGCAAAAAGGAAGTTCATTTCCACGTTGCGAGGGTCAACACCATCAGGAGATTGAGAGCATGTCAGAGCGCAGGCGTGGATTCTATAGACGGTTCTAGCGCATCAAGATTTTCGGTTTCAGCAAGCTTGTTGCCATCAGCAGCAAGACAACGACAACTGTTTGGGAGGAAAAAATGACGGACACCAAGGAAAGGATTGCACTGCTGTTCTCTGGCGGTATCGACTCAATGCTGTTGGCCGAGCGAGCTCACAGAAAAGGCACGCTCAAGGCCCTGATATTTATCAACTATGGACAACCATCGTACTTCGAAGAAATGAAAGCGGTTTCGGAATGGTCACAAGCTCGAGGCTACACGGTCGATGTAGTCGACGCTGATATTGAAGGCGTCGAAGAATGCATGGCCATTGGTCCCACTGAAGACGGGCTCCGCATACTCCCTGGTCGCAACATGGTCATGTGCTCTCATGCTGCAAATGTCGCTGTGGCCAAAGGCTGTAGCACAGTATGGTACGGGGCCAACAAAGACGACAAAGACTACCCAGATTGCAACCCGCACTTCATATCTGCGATGAATCACTGTTTGCGTGCTTGCATGATTTCTGTGGAAATCGAGGCACCACTCGTTCAAATGAACAAGAAGCAGATCATTAAGGAGGCCGTCAGTTTAAACATGGAGCTCGACAAGGCTTGGTCTTGCTATGAGTCGGTGAAGTTGAACGAGCCCTGTGGACTGTGTCATTCGTGCAAGGAAAGGATTGACGCGGGTGGATAGAAAAAGACAACTCAAAACGTATACCCTCCCCTCCGAGGGCGGGTCTTCTTTGCGGGGAGCGGGTTGGACGCTCATCGCAGAGACACAAGGGGGCTCGTGGAGCTGCAAAAGCAGACCTCGAGTCGATTTACATCCAACACAACAGAAGTTCCGATGGGAAAAACAATGAACAAAGTGATTATCAGCGGCAATCTGGGGCAAAAACCTGAGATTCGAGAAGCAAAGAGCGGCATGAAGGTAGGAAACTTCAGTGTGGCCACCAACGAGCGCGTCAAGCGTGGAGATGAGTGGACCGATCACACTGAGTGGCACCGTGTTGTCGTATTTGGCAAGGAAGCAGAGAACTGCGAGCGATTTTTGGACAAAGGGTCCAAGGTCTTGGTCGAAGGCAAGCTTCGTGTCCGTGATTACGAGGACAAGGAAGGAAACAAGCGCAAAAGCATCGAGATTTTGTCCGATCGCGTCGAGTTTCTGACCAAACCAGAGAACGGAATGGCTTCTCGACCCGCAGCTCAGCCAGCTGGGGGCTCAAGCTACAACGATGACGAGATTCCGTTCTAATGATCGAACGTCACGACATCGACGAGCTCAAACAGAGAATCGGTGACCGAGTTCTTGTCGTCAGCGTGTCTGGCGGCAAGGACAGCACCGCTACTTGTCTTTACCTGCAGGAGCTTGGACTGTCGTATGAAGCGACATTCTTCGATACTGGTTGGGAGCACGCCGATACTTACAAGTACTTGGAAGAGTACTTGCCCTCGAAGATTGGTCCCGTCAAAAGGCTGGTTCGACGACAAGAGATGCGGTCTGCAGAACTCGAAGAGCTGGCACAGAAGTATGAAAAACGTTTGGGTTGGTACTCACCGATGGTCAGGCTCTGCATCCACAAGGGCGTGTTCCCAGCTCGGCAAAGTCGATGGTGTACCGAACAACTCAAGGTCTTCACTGCTAAAGAATACCTACGTGGTCATGACGATGAGCCGATCAGTGTGGTCGGCATCAGAGGTCAAGAGAGCGCCTCTCGCGCCAAGATGAGCGAGTGGGAGTGGTTCGATGCAGGAGACTGCGAGGTCTGGAGACCGCTCATCAACTGGACCTTCGAGGATGTAATCGACATTCATCAAAGGCATGATTGCTCTCCGAACCCTATGTACTTGGGAACCAATCCATCGGAGAGGGTTGGATGCTATCCATGCATCTACGCACGAAAAAACGAGATACGTCGAATCGCAGCCAATGACCCAAACCGAATCGAACTGTTGGCCGATTTGGAGCGAGACATTCACAAGATACGAGTCGCGAAGGCCGAGGCTAAAGGTGAGCAGTTGCGAACCCCGACTGGTTGGTTTCAGTCACCTGGAGGGGAAATCAACCCCGATACAGGTCGCCGATCTGGTCTGTGCTGGCCAATCGATCGTGTTGTCGACTGGTCTCGCACTAAACATGGCGGGCGTCAGTTCGAACTTTTTGATGCGCTGCCGAGTGAGCGGGGATGTGTGCGTTGGGGGATGTGTGACACTGGCGCATCCGTGGAGGAATGATGGAACAAATGTCGTTGATATCTGTCCGTGAACCAGATCAACCAGAGGGGGTCGACCTTCGTAACTGTGGGATCGACGAACTGTTCGACGAGGTTCGAGGAGCTCGTATGGTCTTCGTGGACCCACCGTGGACCTACAGCAACAGTGGCGACAAGACTCGCAGTGCAGCGAGTCACTACCCATGCCTGACCATGAGTGACATCGTAAGGCACGTTCGCAGCTCATACGATTGTGCTGCGGACGATGCCTACATGGTCGTGTGGGCCACGTTCCCTTTACTGGCGGAGTGGATGTCGGTATCGACACCGGAAGACATCAAGTGGACCTACGTGACAGGTGGTGCATGGGCCAAGACTGGAGCACCCGGCAGTGGGTTCCATTGGAGGGGCAACGCAGAGCCGATTCTCATTTATCGAAAAGGCAAGCCTAAACCCTGCACGACCAAGCTTCTGCGATCGACTCATGTCAGTGAACAGCATCGAGGCAAACACTCGAAGAGTGGAGAGGCACTCGCACACAGTGAGAAGCCGATTGCGTACCAAGCCAACATGATTGAGGTGTGGTCCAATCCCGGTGACCTCGTGCTCGACGTTTACGCAGGCCTCTGCAGCGTTGGTCGTGCTTGTAAGCGGACTGGTCGCAGATACATCGGAGCTGAGATTGATCCAGTTCGATACCGCTCAGCTGTAGACCGCCTTGCACTGGACGGGTCAAGAAATCATGGGGTGTAGTTCAATCGGCAGAACGCTTGGTTGTTACCCAGGAAGTTGGTGGTTCGAGTCCATCCGCCCCAGTTTTAAATCAAAGGAGAACAACATGTTCAATACCACCACCGTCAAACGGAGCTCAATGCGAGGCACCGTTCTTACCTATGTCCTTTCGGAGCCTGGAGAGGAGACCGTCAACAGCATTGTTGATGACCTGTACCATGGCGTCGGAACGAAGAAAAAAATCTTCAACGCTGTGTATGATGCTGTGACCAATCTGCGTCAACGAGGCTTGCTGTACTACGGAGATGGACCCAACAGAACAAACAGGAAGCTGCACGCTGTTGATGGCGCAGCTCAATGCTTGGTCTGATTAGTTTGGTGTCGCACCCAACTTTACGATGACGTTGTCGGTAGGGTTGGTCTGACTGTTAACGGTCCCTGCGTTGACGCTAGTGTAGAACTGCAGTCCACTCGCAATCACGACTGATGTAGGCATGTAAATGTAGCAAGTCGTGTTTGCGGGACAATACAGTTGAATGTAGTGCTGCGTTTGATTGTTGTTGCTCCCATTGCTGGCAATAATCTTCGTGTATACGGCACTTCCGTTGGGGTTGGTAACCTCCACGAAGTAGAGCTTCTGAGCTGCAGAGAAAGGTGTCTCGATTGTTGTGTCTGAATCCGTGTCAGTCACAATCTTTGTGACTAAGGGATCCGAAGCAGTCGTCGTTTGTACAGCCATGAGAACCTCAAGAGCAGAGAATGGTAACGGTTGTTGAGTTTGGAGCAGTGGTGTCTGACGTAGCGGGTTGCTGCGTTGTCCAGAAGCTCAACTGAACAAAATCCAATCCAGTTGGAAACAGATATTCTTCTGTGGCATTCGGACCCGCAGCCAACATCATGTCCGGCTCTGTTGTCCCCGCAGCGACTGTTCCAGAGGTCAGCTTGAACTTGGTGTACGAAGTGTTGGTGCCTGCACCGTTTACGATCTCGATTGAGTAGATCTTACCCGCTCCACCCGTCACATCGGTTTCAGGGTTTTCATCCGAGTCAGTATCGCTGACAAGTTTGTATTGTGCAGTCGAAGAAGAAAAGCCTGAGACCTTAAGACCAGTTGACATGCCGACTCCAAGAGGTGTGTGAGCGTATTGTACCAAAGCTTAGTACGTCTGACCAATCGTCACAATCACTAAATGTAGTGACTCGTTTTGACAGAACCTGCGCCGTTCACTATTGTTGCTACACCATAGGAGACAGCACATGTCAGCACAACATCAACACATCGAGCCGAAGTTTCGAATCGATACCAAGCCTGCGCTTCAAGCGTTGTTCAATGAGCTGGGTGATTCGTACCGCGAAGTTGGACGCATCCTTGGAGTGTCGCACACACATCTGTGGCATGCGCTCAAGGGTGATCGCAAATCGATTTCGGTCAATCTGTTGGCCAGGTATGCATCCGAAGCGTACCACCGGGCCGGTGTGAAGATGACCTTGTTGATCGAGTGTGACGGCAAGCTCAAGTGGAAAATCGAACGCACCTGATTGTGTTCTAATCAACCTTCCCCCCCGATAGATGGAGCTTGCCGTGTGGATACACGATGCTGAACGTATTGCAGTAGTTGAAGTAGCAACAAGATTAAATCTCAAACTCATGAAGTCCAACTCGATTGGACCGTGTCCGAACTGCGCTGCCACGGAACGTGGATCAAAAGACAAGCGTGGACCGATTGGTATTCGAACCGACAATAAAGGCTGGCAGTGCCATCGATGTGGCGCGAAAGGTTCAGGGATCGACTTGGTTTCCTTTTGTCTTGGTGGCTCAAAGTTTGCTGAGCTGACGCCTGAGATGAAAACCAAGGTTCGAGTTTGGTTTGAAGGAGAGATAAACGATGGCGCCAACATCACCAGTGAGCCAAAAAAGCTCAGGGGCGAACGACCACCGCATCATCAGATCAAGCATCTTTGGTCTACTTCGATGCAGTTGCACCAGCTGCCACCGAATGATGAGTGCGTGGCATTCCTCAAACAAAGGAACCTCAACCTGAAGGCGTTGGCAAAGTCCGGCGTTGTCCGCATCACACCGGATCGAGGAGGGTATCATTGGCCGAGCTGGTGGCCTGCAGGCAGAACCAACATGTGGAGGCTGATTGTTCCCGCGTTTGATGAGTTGGGCAATTTCGTCAGCCTTCATGGTCGAGCAATCAAACCGTGTGAACCGGCGCCAAAAACGCTGTGGCCGAAAGGGTTTGAAGCAAAAGGGCTTTTCATGCCCAATCGATACGCTGTGAAAATGATGAAGGGATTAGCCGTCGACTTGGACGGAGTATTGTTCGTCGAAGGCCTGACGGATTTCATGAAGTGCTCTGCAGAAGTTGAGGACTTGGACATCAAGCTTGCGGTGTTGGGTGGCACATCGGGTTCCTTTGGCGCGATTTCCAATCTTAAGATTCCAAAAAATCTAAAAGTCTACATCGGAACCGATCCTGATGAGCAAGGTCGGGAGTACGCCAAGACGATTCAATTGCAACTCGGGGACAGGACCTCTTACAGGATACCGCTTGAAAACTTGGTCGGAGGCACGGATGCTTGATTTAGACGCGGTGATTGATGGTAAACCTGGCTCTCCACGTCTGACCGATCTTCTGCAAATGGCCGAGGAAGCTCACACGAAAACAGGTCAAGATGGCGTCGATGGTCGTGTACTCAACTTGCTCGAGATGCAGACCAACAAAGATGGGACGCAGAAAGTCGCCCCGACGGTGTCAAATCTGCTGACGATACTCGAGAAAGACAAGCGTTGGAAAAAGAAGGTGTGGCTTAATGAGTTCAGCAATACCAACTACTACAAGGAAAGCCCGCTAAAGGACACGGACTACACTCGAATCAAGATTTGGATGAAGGAACACTACAACGCGAAGTTCACGACTCAAGCAATCATTGAGTCCGTCAACTACATCGCCGAGATCAACGGTAAAAACCCATTGATCGACTGGCTTGGAGAGACCACTTGGGATGGAGTCTCACGAATGGATGAGTGGTTGGTTCGTGCGTGTGGAGCTGAAGATACGAAGCTTCATCGCGAGATCGGTCGTAGGTGGTTGGTTCAATGCATCGCAAGAGCCATGGAACCAGGCTGTAAGGCCGATTGCGTGCTCATCCTTGTTGGACCTCAAGGCGCCCGCAAAAGCACCACCTTTCGCATCCTCGCATCTCCTGAGTACTTCTGTGACACGCCGATGGATATTGGTTCGACCAACGCATACATGCAGATCCACAGGGCTTGGATTTACGAAGTCGCCGAACTGGACTCAATCCGACGTGCTCGCAACTCCAGCACGAAGGCATTCCTCTCAGCTCAGGAGGATACGTTTCGTCCGCCGTATGGACACAATGCTGTGACTTGGAAGCGACACACAGTGTTCTGCGGAACAACAAATAAGGCCGAGTTCATCACCGACGAAACAGGGTCACGTCGATACTGGCCCATTCAGGTGGGAACTATTGATCCCAAGTGGACCGAACAAAATCGCGCTCAGTTGTGGGCTGAGGCAGTTGTCGCCTACAAGAATGGTGAGCGCTGGTATCTTGAAGACGAAACACAGGCCGAACTCAACGAACAGTCTGCAGAGTTCCGTCAGTTCGACCCATGGCAAGAGGTCATTGAACGATACGTTCGCGCGAATGGTGCCAACTCATCCACGGTCGACCTGATGGAAAACGCATTGAAGCTTGATCGACACCAGATGAGCCGAGCATCCGAGATGCGGGTCGGTGACATCATGCGTCAACTTGGGTACGAGAGAGTCAGGCGCAGAGTGTATGGCGACCGCAAGTATGTCTGGATCTTAGCAGAGCCTGAGAATGTCGTTCCAATGAACAAACCTGAAGTAGTTGTAGACAATCAAAACACCAAAGAGAAGTAGCATGAACCGATTAGCAGTTGAGATGACCAACCGACACATTGATCGATACCTGACCGAAGAAGACAAGGATGCAATCCGGCGTCGAAAAGGCACGTCGCAAGTGAGGGCCTACCCCGGAGCCGTGGACTTCCAGATGGCGTCCGAAGCAAACCGAGTCAAAGAGTTTATTGAATCTGGGTCGTATTCTGCAGTGCTTGGTTTTGGGATTGACTACTTTATCAATCGTGGTTTTACGGTCGAGTGGGAACTGTGTGAAGAGCCCATCATTATGAGACAAAAAGTCCAAGACATCTTGGCAGATTTGATTGATGACGGCCATACGTTTGATGAGTCTCAGCTCGACAAACTTTACGCCTGGATTCACATCACTCCGTACAAGGCGATGCTGATGACGGATTCTATACGTCGACAGTTGTACCGAGTGGTGGATTTGATGTGGCCCACCTGTGTATTGAAAGAAAAGTCATTTGGAGTTCATTGCAATGACTCGGCCAACATCGCGATGATCGACATCCTCAATGATTGGGCACATTCGGTTCTGATTCCACACAAAGGCATCGGTTCACGTAAACTGCTTACATGATGAAATCAGAACTCCAAAGCATTCAAGATCAGTGGCAGCAGCCACAACCTTGGCATGTCGAAACAGACGACAAATCCATCCAAGTCATCGACGAGGACGGAGAGTGTGTCGTGAGCTCGATACTGCACAGCCATGTCGAAGAGGCGGTCGAAGACCACATAACGAAGGCCCAGACAGAGCTGGCCCTTCAGTTACTGGTCTCGACGTCAGACGACACAGAGATGTGACTGCTACTTCTTAGCGGCAGTCTTCTTCTTTGCAGGCGCCTTCTTGGCAGCTGGTTTGCGCTTTGCAGGGGCTTTCTTTGCTTTAGTTAAAGTCACTTTGTCGTCCGCGGTTCCATACTTGCCATCTGGACCGGCCTCAATCTTGGCTTCAAGGATGCCGACCTTGACCTTCAAGGATTCGACTTCCGATACACCTGATTCCAACTCGTCCACATACGCGAACAATGTTGTCAACACGTCATTTGTGTCGAATCCGGGGATGATGAAGCGACCTGGTTTACGGGCAGATCGCATTGCTTGCACTTTATCTTTCAAACTCATGTTTGCTCCAATCATAAACGTAGGCGAGGATTCAGCCCTGGCCATTCTCTCACAGAGACGATTCCACCAGTTGCTCGTTCAATCCCGATTGCAAGAGGCAGAGATGGTGTTTTGCGCCCATACTCAAGGTCCCTGAGGTACCCAATACTGATCTTCATATCGAACTTCACCAGCTCACCGTTCAGCCACGTCACAAAACTGACGCGCGTGCTGCGGCCGGGTAAGCTTTTTCTGTAGTCGGATATGACCATGCGACACACCTTTCGAAAGCAGAGTATCGGAATGGTTGTGTTTTGTCTACATGTGGGTGTGGCCGGTTGACACACATTGTGATACTCAGTACTCTCACCAAAAGAGAGGAACATATGGATCAAGCAGAACGCGAAGCGTGGCTCGCAGAGCGCCGGAAAGGCCTCGGTGGCACAGACATCGCCGCTATTATGATGGCAGGGGCTGAGGAGTCCGAAAAGGTTGGCTCATTTGAAAACAGCCTATTCAAGCTTTGGTCCGAAAAAACGGGTCTGTATTCGACTGACGACATTGACAACGCGATTTTGTTGCGTGGCCGAGTGATGGAAAAGTATGTCTGTGAATTTTACGAGCTCCATCTTGGGGAAGGTTGCAAGCTCTGGGAAGAGGGACTGACATGGCATCCCACTCGGCCACGCATTTTCGGGACGCCCGATCGATTGGTCGAAAAGGACGGTGTGCGTTTTGGAATGGACGCCAAGACACGTAGATATCGACACGGATGGGGAGAGTCCCACACCACCGATATACCACTGGACGTAGAGATTCAAATGCGCGTGTACATGGAAATCTTCGATGCGCCATTCTGGGATATCGCAACGCTGTTTAGTCTGGACGATTTTCGTGTCTATCGGATTGAACGAGACAAGCAGTTGGGGGAGGCCATTCTTGATGTCGCGGGGGCGTGGTGGAACAAACACGTAGAGGGACAGTTGCCGCCTGACGTTGATGCCACGGACGCCTGCAAAGCGGTGTTGACGGCTATGAATCCAAGAGTGAAGGATGAACCTCCTCGAGTGGCAACTGTGGCTGAAAAAGACCTGCACGAAAAGCTCGTGGCGCTGAAGAAGAAGATCAAGTCACTCGATGTTGAGCGACGTGAAATGGAAAATCTGCTGAGAGCCAAGATAGGTGATGATAGTGGCATTCAAGGGGTGGCAACTTGGAAGCAGAGCAAGCCACGAAAGGTGTTCGACAAGGATGCCTTCAGAGAAAAACATCCCAAGCTTTACGACAAGTTCGTCGTTGAAAAACCAGGTAATCGCATATTGCGAGTAAAAGAGGCAACATGAGCACAGCATTGACCACCAGAGACAAACTTGTACACTTGAATGACTTCCTTGAAAAGAAGCGAGGAAGCTTGGTCAGTGTCGCACCAGAGGGTGCTGACGTAGATCGAATCATCCGTACCGCAATGTTCGAGGCATCGAAGAACGAACGGTTGGTTCAGTGCAGCCCAACGTCAGTGTACATGGCACTGGCCAAAGCTTGTGAGCTGGACCTCGTTGCCGGTGGGGCTCTCCATCGAGCTTCATTGGTTCCGATGTGGAACAAGTCCAAGAAGACTTACGATGCAGAGCTGTGGATTGAGTATACAGGTTTGATGGAACTCGTTCTTCGTTCCGGCGACGTGTCTCACTTCACAGCTGAGGTTGTGTATGAAAAGGACGAGTTCGAATGCTCGTTCGATCTTGATGGCGGAAAGAAGCTGCACCACAAGCAGTTTTTTGATGGAGACCCTGGTCCTCTTCGACTGGCATACGCGGTAGCGCACTTCAAGAATGGTGGTCATCAGGTAGAGGTCATGAGACGTGATCAAATCAACAAGATTCGAAAGTCCTCTCGCAACCCGGACTCGGGTCCTTGGGCTCAACACACAGAAGAGATGTGGCGTAAGACTGTCGTGCGTCGCATCTGTAAGTACCTCCCACTGTCGCCCAAGACTAAGGCAGTGGTGGAGCACGACATCGCCAGTGATTTCACAGAACCAAACGTGATCGATGCAACGTTCGAATCCGATGTTATCGAACCGGACAACACAGTAGCATCAGAAAATGTTATTGAAGTTCAGCAACCCAAGCGTAAATCCAAGAGGACGACGAAAGTCAAAGACTTGGTTGAACGAGCTCAAGCGAACGATTTGCCAGAGCCCGAAGAAGATTTCACCTCATAAGGAGCACCCATGTCGCTACTCGACGAAGCCGCAAGCAGCCTATCCCCATACAAGCTCATGATGTCTGAGAAGGCAGGGAAGGAAGTAGATCGCAAGTTCATCATTCAACCCAACATTCTCATGGACATTCTCGAATCCGAGATGGCGAGTCGTGTCATTGACAAAAAGGCCAAGAAAGAGTTCGCCAAGTATCGGAGCAAAATCAAGAAGGCAGAGTGGACCCTCAAAGGCATGCTGAACTACGTCGACGAGCCTTTGTATCGGGAACAAATCGGGAAGACAATTGAGGGAATGACTAAGCACATTCGCTTGGTGCAGCCTAACGGTGAGTGGTGCGTGATGGATTACGAGTGTGCCATCCGACCCAACAAACAAGGTGACGACACCATTATGCTTGCTGTGAAGTTCGTCGATGCAAAGAACGAGCGTGATCTGCAGTACCAGAACGGCGTGCCGCTGGTCGACGTCAAGGTTGATGTCAGTGGTTCCAACAAGGAACTCATCGAGGCAATCCAAGCTCAGAACGCAGCATCTAATGGTGGCGACCCCGAAATGAAAGCCCTACTGAAGCAGCTCGCTGCACTGATGATTCAGAAGGAATCTGAATCTGTTGAAGTCAAGCCTGAGGAACCAGCAGAAGAGCTGGAGATTCCTACTGACTTCGAAGGCTGATGCCACTTTACGTATTCAAATGCGAGGACTGCGATGTGAAAGTCGAAGTCCTCCAAGCATTTGGTGATCCCAAGCCCAGCTGCAAAAAGTGCTCAAAGGACATGAAGAAGGAGATTGCACTGACTAGCTTCGTCTTGAAGGGCGGTGGCTGGGCCAAGGATGGCTACGGTTCAACCAATGGCTGATCATTCTTTAGACGACATTGTCCATTCCATTCAGTCCGCTGTTATAGCGGCGACCGACATCGCGGAACGTCATGAACTGGATTCAATCACGAACCAGGAGTTCTGGGAGCTGAAGGTTGATGAGAATGGAGAACCGATCACTGATGACGACGGAAGACACGTATATGCACCTCGCATGGTCGTCATGGAACTCCCAACATGGGAAGATGGAGTACTGGTACACAAAAGAGTTCCGGTCCCGCTCCAATCCCTCACGACTGGCCAGAGCCTTCGAGTGGATACTCTTGAAGTGGAAATGTCTGTGGAAATATGCGGTCTTGCTGCGGATAAAAAGAAAGGCAAGTTGATGGTCCGACCATGTGCAAAAACCCCGTCGTGGTTTCAAAAAGAAAGCAACGCTGCTAAACTGAAGTTGATCTTCAAGGGCAGTGAGCCCCCAGAGGGTTATGCAAGAATCGATGACCAGCTCATCAAACTGCTTCCGTAGGAGTCACTCATGGCAGATCAACTCGTAAAGATGTCAGACCAGTTTGGTGGTCTTCCCATGGAGCAGCTCATTGGTGGCCCACTGAAGGCCGCTTGTAATGCTCAGACACTGCTTGCAAAGGCATCCAGCGACTTCATCAAGGACGTCGGTCTCAACGACGATGGAAAGGGCAACCTGTCAGCTCGCACCGTCGACTTTGGCTTTACCAAGCCAGTGCAAGACGCTGCAGGCAACACGACGATGGAGAAGGTGGACCTGCAAGTTCCACTGCTCGCCATCATCAACACGCCCTCGCTTTCTGTGAAGGAAGCCGAGGTCCGGTTCACGATGGAGGTCAAGTCCTCCACCTCGAGCAAGACAACTTCGGACAGCAAGGCCGATCTGACTGCTAAGGCCAAGTACAACGCTGGTCTGTTCTCTTGCGAGGTCACTGTTCATGGCTCTGTGGCTAACCACAGCGAGAACAGCCGTAGCAGCGACAACAGCGCCAAGTACGACGTCAAGGTAGTGGCTCGAGACGACGGGCCTCCAGAGGGATTGTCGCGCGTTTTGGATATGCTGAACGATGCCATCGCGCCTACTCAAGGTGTGGCACCAGCACCTGCTACCAAGTAACGGCCCGCCTGGCCCCCCACCCACATCGTCTGTTCCCATCTCGGGACGTGAGCATGGGCGATTCCTACCGGGTGGGGGGTTGGGTTTATCGTTTTTCGACCTCTACGATTTCAATGTCCACCATGCCTTCTTCGGTGCAGTCAGTGACATTGAAAGACACGTCGGGTGGTAAGTCGCTGACTTGTGACAAGAACTTAAAAGTCGCAGATCGCAATCGACCCACCGACTCGTCATCATCACACTTGGGCGTGATTGTCACTACGGTTGTGGGGACAAGTTCAAGTTCCGGCTCAGGCGGTGGTAACGGCTCGGGATCAGGCTCGGGCTCGGGCTCGGGCTCAGGCTCAGGCTTGACCTCGACTTCAAGAGTGACTGGTTCAAGTTCGCGTTTTTTGGTTCGACCATCACCATCGACGGCAAAGCTCAACCCTGCCGGTAAGATGACTAACGTTCCAAAAAAAATCAGAGCCGTGACAATCATTTTTGCTCGGTGATTTCAAAGAGCTCATCGATGCGCTTTTTCATGCGCTTGATTTGACGCTCCACGTCTTCGCCATCGAAGTCTGCAGAAATCATCGACGTTTTCTTTTGCACTGCACTCAGCTTCGATTTCACTTCATCCAGCTCAGCTTGCATCTTTGCACTGGCAGCTTTGCAAGGTGGGGGTTGTTCTCCCTCCATTCCTTGTGACTGCGCTTCCATCTTCAGCTTTTGCATCTCTTGTTCGTGCTTCTGCTCGGCACGGTCACGGTAGTAGCTCCAAGCTTTTGAGCCACCAGCAACAGCCATGCCCGCAAGAGCAAGAGCCACCATAGGTGCGTAGTCTCCACCCAGTGACTTTGCTGCGTCTGCTGCTGCTGTGATGTCTTGTGATACGCCCACCGACTCTACGAGTTCTGGTACAACCGGTGCAGCAACAGTCTCGACAGGTGCAGGCGCTGGTTCAGGCGCTGGCGTAGGTGCGGGTGCTGGATCTGGCGCAGGGGCAGCGTCTTCTACTTTTGTTTCTTGTGCCACGGGCTTTGTCTCCTTTTTGACTGGCTGTTCATCGTAAATACGAATTGGTGCTCCAATATCGAGCTTGCAATCCGAACCTTCTTTTACGACGCATTTCATGAAAACCTACTTGTCTCGATCTAAAATGCGGTCAAGCTTAGACACGATGTCGTTGTGGACCTTAGTCCTAGTAATCAGGAAATCTTTCGATTGGTCATCTTCACGATCTCGGTACTCTTGAATAACCTTGTCGTACCGATCTCTCATTTTTTCCGACCGATCAGTGTACTCTTTACGAATCGTATCAAGCTGCTCTTGGAATCCAGCGACCAGTTTGTCGAGACGCTTTTGCATCGTCACAAACTGAAATACCAAGAAAGCTGCGAAGACTCCAAGGTGACCGTCGGCCAATAATGAATCGACCAACGCCTCCACTACGTCACCGGTTTATCGTCTTCAAGAATCAAAGTGTAAGAAAAGGCGTTGCCCCACTTGTCTCGAGCCTTGCGGCAAATCACCATGAACTCATCGAAGTCGGACTCGTTCGCAAAAACTTGGCAGCCTGCAGACCATCGATCAATCTGCGTTGAGTGAGCTCCAGCTTTGTGAATGTTGATTCCGAAGTACCCCTCGCTGATGGAGTCTGGGTCACAGTCAATGATGTCGTCTTTGTTGTCGTCTCGATAGACCTTCACCTGACCGTTGCGCTGACACAGCGCTTCGTACTTGCCTTGATGCAGGTCAATCTTCCAGACGCTGCGATACTGCCCTGGGACAAGCACGGCAGTCCCATTCACGTTGGTTGGATTTTCGAGCCAATACTTTCCGGGCTCTGTAGTGCATGGCCAAGACTTTTGAATCCAATCACCGTCTTCGTCTTTGTATACGCAGTGAATCGTGTCATCAAATCGATTCGGCTGGTGGTGAGCACTGCGAATGCCGATGATGTTGATGTTGTACTCGCCGTTCAAGAAGACGGTATGACCTAACGATTGAGCGTAGTCGAGAATCTCAGGTTGCATGTCAGTTTCCGCTACTGCAGTTGGCGTTGGTTGCTTGGCAGATCTGAGCGATATTGACCGCTTGGTGCTGCTGATTCTCAAGCATTTTAGAAACAATGTCTTCCATCTTATCCAGACGCTTCTCAACACCTTCAATCTTGACATCGACCACCTCTTGGTGAGTCATGCTCGTTGCCTTCTTGCTTTCAAGAACGGTCACGCGCTTATCGAGTTCTTCTACATCTTGAGCGGATGACTCAAGAGAAGCAAATGAGATGCCAGCAGCGAACACTATTGTGATGCCCGGAACCGCCAAATCTTTCATATCCATGGGAGCTCCTTTGGCCTACTGAGGCTCAGTACAACTATAAGACCCGAGTAGTTGGTCGGTCAACTTGGACGGCTCGCATCGTTGCTTATCTGTTTCGCCAGTCCGAATGCACAGAGCCCACATGCATTGGAGTGACATCGGGTCACCACCGAGTTCACTGATGCATGGTGGAGGAACATCGGTCAACTTATTTGCAATCGCGGTTTCGCGTTGAGCTTCTTCAACTGCAACTGCCTGTACTTTTGCCACCAGCTCTTGATTACCACTGTTGAGTTCAGCGATAGCCTCAGTTTGCGCCTCAATCGCCTTTGCGCCCGCATCAGGCTTCAGACCCCAGCCCGCTCCGAATCCGACGCCCAGAGACGCTACAACCGCTATTACAGTCAATGTCACAGGTTCCATGTTCAACATTCCTCACTCTCTACGCACAAAGTATTCGGACGATAACATCGCTGGTGGCATCCGCTTGACTACCCACTGCTGCGGATGTTGTGACCCAGTATGACAAGCCAGTCGACAAAGCCAAACCTGCAGGAAATGCGTAGCACATCTTTTCAAACGCCGGAGCACGGAAGGAGAAATCGGGTGTTCCAGCTCCATTCGCTGTGGATGTTGACGGAGTGGCCGTTGTCCCATCAACAATCTTCAAATACACAGCAGATGAGTTTGCCTCATTGTCAATTTCAATCATGTAAATGGTGCCACTTCCGGTCAACGCATTTCTTTGATCCACACTGTCTTGATCATTGCCCTTCGCAGCGCGATTCAAGACGTACTTACCTCCCAGCTCAGTCAACGCAGATGTTGTTACAGAAGCCATCAGCCCACCAAAAATCGGACATTTACACCAGCTGCGGGAGCAGTGTTGTCCTGAGGGTTAGGGTTCGCAGTTACAGCAAAGGTCAAGTAAGTGTACGGCAGTCCCTGTGGAATCTCGATCATGGTGGTTGCGTTTGCAGGGATGCGGAACACCATGTCTGCCACGGTGACGCCCATGGTCACCACCTCTGAATCGAACAGTTTGAGCGATGCTGCGTTGTTACTGTTCACAAAATGAATCGAAAAGATGGACCCAGGACCAGAGGTTGTGTTGACGATTGCACTTTCATCGCACGCGGTCTCTTGCACAACCTCGTACTTAAATGCGTCTTCAAACTTGGTCTTGGACAGCGCCATCTACTACTCTCTATCCTTCGCCGTTACAGGCATTGGTTTGGGATCAAACGCAGAAGAACCGCCTCCAGATTTTTCCAGTGGCGGAATGGTCATATCTTGAGGAGGCTTTTTACCCTTGATGTCGATCGTAGCGAACTTCACCATGACAGCCTTCTGGGCAGGCGTAAGGTTCTTGCCTCCGCTATCTTCAATCTGGGCAAGCTTCTTTGAATCGTCTTCGTTCATGGCCATGATGAGCTCCTTTACTCTGCGTTTGAAACGACGGCTTTCTTCTCAGCTGCGTCTACGTAACCTTGACCCAAGATGTAAGAAACGCAAACTCCAGCAGTAAGCTTGAGTGCCTCTCCCAGAGCAATGTCTTCACTGACGAACGCCAAGATTGGTGGGAGCAGAGCCCCGATAAATGCTGCCCAGAATTTCCTGGACGAGATCTTGGTTTTGAGGGTTTCCATGATTTCTCCTTAGAGGGGTAAAAAAACGTTTCCGGTGACGGCTTCAAAATCCAAGGTATTGCTCCCGTCTGCTTGAAAAGCGTCGAGACGTTGAGTCCAATTAGCACCGTTGTCAGTGCTTTCATGCAAGTCGCCGTCCTCGCATGCAAGAATCCACTTTGTGCCATCAGTTGCGATACCACGCGCGCTTCCAGTGCCAGTTAGTGTAACGTTGGAAACAGTTCCAATCGTTTTTCCATTGACCGTAAAACGATTGATGTTCAAATTGAACTCACCCACAGCACATACATTGCCATTTGCAGCAGCCATCTTGACTAATCGAGCATCTGTTGTGCTATGCGGAATATTTACTGCGTTGACCTCGCTCCCCCAGTCAGTGATGTCTGAAGCAGCGCATGACCTAAATCGAACTGCTGATGACCGAGAGTAGCAAAGAACCCAAGAGTTGTTCGTGAATACGACATTATGGGCATAGCCGGGAGAGTCACTACTGAACGGTGTGCTTACGGACCAAGAGGCAGCATCGTCAGTGCTGTAGTAAATGCGATTGTCCTGTGCGAACATCCACTTCCCAGCTCCGTCGCTCGCAACACCATTGATAAAGTCAGCGTTTACGTTACCGCTCGAATGGCCAGAGAGACCACTGATGTCTACTGCTGACCAGTTTGCCCCACCGTCGGTGCTTCGGAAAATGTTTCCTGTACCTTGCTTACCTACGGCAACCCAAGTGCCTGCGGCAGTGCCATCAGAACGAGCTCCCCATTGCACTTCCATGATGGCTTCTTTGCTGCCCGATCCTTCCAAGTCGATATTCGTCCATTCACTGTTCGCTGTGACATCGGTTCCAGAGATGGTCAATTCTCTGATTTGAGTACCGCCATTTTGTTGGGATCTCGTTGCAACGTAAATTGGCGAACCACTGTTGTTTTTTCCATAAGACACAGATTCTGAATCACCGGAGTTTTGGCTAGCACCATCGCTACCTGATTCGTCGTAAGCGTCATACGAAGTCCATGATGTCAAATCGCTGCTTGCCGCATAAGCCAAATATCCATTTTGCGTAGCAACAACCCAACGTGTGGCTCCCGAAGCTGCCACCCCTTGATCATTTACTTCGTTGACGTTCGCTGTAGCTACATCATTGATTTGGCTGATGTTAGCGTAATCGACATCATTTATTTGGTTTATGTCACCCATTAGGCAGTGATCTCCACCAGGGTCATGTCAGGGCTGAAGTAAATAACGTCATCGCTCAGGGCTACGCCGATTGCTTGAGCGACATCATTGTTTCCGCTTGGGGCAGTCGCTGTTACCGTCCCATCTGTGTGGACGAACAATCGGTTTCCTGCGGTGAAGTTGTACGAATCATCTCGGAACATGCCTCGAAGTAAAACAACTCCGGCGTTTGATGCACTAATTGCGGCGACAGCAAGCCCAATCGCAGGCATCTTAGCAACAGCATCTGCATCGGCCTTACCGATCGTTCCGTTCCCTGACACGTAGACCAAATCACCCTGAGCAATGTTTTCGCTGGCGGTCAGAAGAGTCGTGATACCCGTTGCCGTGTGGTCTGCAGTTGCAAGCATCGGCGTTTCGATGTGTAGAGACTTTTGCTCTGGAATCAAGACACCATTTGCGCCCTTGACGTATCCGGCAGCAGTGGTGACGGAGTTGATTCCACTACCGATTTCGACGTCCAGCTCGTCCTCGGCATCGCCGTCCATAATCTTCAGACCGAACTGCAGCTCGCCATCGTGAGTGGCGACCTCGATGCCGAACTCCCCGCCTTCGGCGCCGTTGCTTGCATCTTTTACCAGAGTCGACATCATTGCAAACGTTGTCGCATTTTGAGCGTCGTCGTGGCCCTTGAACTCAACGATTCCACAAATGTCGTTGTCTGCTCCGTTGTTGGAGCCTCGATCGTTCTGAAGGACCAACACCGGGCCGTTAGCATCGTTTGTTGTGTTCTTGATGAACACTTGCGGGTCGTTTGCGTTTGTCGAAGTGAACGTCACCGTGTCTTGGGTGATGGTGCCCAACGATGTGATGACACCACCAGTCAGTAGGTTGGTTCCGCCAACAGTGATTGCATCGGCCTCGAGCGTGCCATCGAAGTCGCCGTCGACGGCATCGACATTGCCTTTGAAGATGGTTGCGCTGAGAGTACCGGTGCTGGGGTTGTAGGTCAGGTCCCCATCGGATTCAAGACCGATGTTGCCACCATCGACATCGCCGCCAGCGGTAAACACAACGGCGTTTTCTTCATTAGTGCTCTCATTGTCACTGATGGTTACCGTTGTAGCTACCGCAGCCGTGGTGGCGTTTGCTACCGTTACACCTGCGATGACTGTGTTCAGAGCGGTTCCGCCGACCGTAATCGCATCAGCTTCAAGTGTACCGTCGATGTCAGCATCACCGCTGATGTCAAGGGAAGTAGCCTCAAGCTCACCACTTGCCTTCATCACTACGCCATCGTTGCCAGACACTCGGAACGTAATCTCGTTGTCCGTACCAAACTTGAGTTGATTGTCGGCATCGCGACCCACAACCAAACTTGTGTTGAGCACCGATTCAATAGCGGTCTGAGCAGCGGCCATACGGGCAGCGTTGACTGTGCCAGAGCCGATGTTGGACGCATCAGTCGTATCGGTCGTGGCTGATGCAGCCAAAGCAGAGCCGTTGACGGTAATCGCATCGGCTTCCAGTGTTCCATCTACATCTACATCACCACTGATGTCCAGCGATGCAGCTTCGATTTCACCTCCGGTCTTAAAGATGACGTTGTCACCGCCATCAACCTCGAAGATGATCTGGTTGTCTGTGCCAAACTTGATGCGGTTGTCTGCGTCCCGACCAATCTCCAGGCTTGCGTTTACGACTGAGGTGATGCCGGTCTGTGCCGCATCAACGGTAAACGTGAGGTCAAATGGGTCAGCGTCAGTACCATCAGACACATCTGTGAAGTTGGTTGTGAGACCAGAGCCAATGAACTTGACTTCCTTGCCGTTGGATACGGTGACTTCCGTGCCGTCGTCGTCCTCCAGAATCCAGTTGTCCATGTTACCGGCACCGGACGTTTGAGAATCGACATACGCCTTGATGCTCTGCTGAGTAGCCAGTGCAGTCGCACTGTTGCTGGTCATGTTGTCTTCGTCGTTGATTGCCGTGACTGTGGCACCGCTCGCGAGAGTCAGACTGGTGTTGGCTGTGATGCCGCCACCGTCGGCGATTGTGATTGCGTCGTCGCCATCGGTGAAAGCCACCTTGGCCGTTTTGATTTCACCGGTCGTTGAAATATCGCCAGATGCAGTGATTGCGCCAGTCTTGAGCGCAGCGTCAGTGAGTGAAAGGTCCCCCGTGCTGGCACCCGTAAAGGTTCCTGTAGCGACCGTGACCTTGTCTTCGCTCTCATCCCAGCCGATGAAGACATTGTTCGACGAGCCCCTCTCAATGACAACCCCTGCATCTCCAGAAGGCGTACCAGTGGTCCCGTTTGCGAGCTCAAGCAGCTTGTCGGACACAACGGTGTTGGTAGTAGAAACAGTAGTGGTGTCTCCAGTCACGGTCAGGTCACCGTTGATGGCCACGTCTCCGTTCGTGTTCAGGGTATCAATGACCAAATCGCTTTTGAAGAAACTAGACACTGAGCAACTCCTTAGACCTTGTCATGCCAATGGATACGCAATGTATCGAGCACGATATTACTGCTTGGTTTTAGGTGAGCGTACAAAGAACCATCCGTAGTTTGAGTGGACGGCGCGTTGAAGAAAAACCGAACTCCCATGTCCACGACTGCGACCTTTGCAACTGGGGAAAGCGTGTTGAGGGTGTTCGTCGTTGTCGATGTCGTCAATGGAGGGAGAACGGGGTCCTTACCAGCAGAATCGTATGTGATGTTTAGATCAAACGTCACAGCCGTGCCTTCAGATACTCCCGTAAAAATTAAGTCGACGTGAGACAAAGAGCCAGCGTTCGGTAAAGATCTAGACCGTGCGTCATGACCGTCATCAGTAGCTACCGTTTTACCAATTTCGACTGTCGCCACGCCGGCACTACTAAGAGTAGGCTGAGTCCGATTTTTGATAAATCCTTGAGCCATACAAGCCTCCAAAGGGAAGAGATTGAGGGGGCCTTGAAGCCCCCCCGAATCAGTGGTTCAGGATCAAGTTGTTGCCTTGAGCACGGATGCGTACCATTCGACACCGTCGCAGACACAATATGCCATTTCGTTTTGATCGATAGCGATTGACCCGGCAATAGACAGCGTGTTTCCACCGTCCGCCTTGAGCGTAATGGTCTCTGCGCCATCTGCGGCGTTCAAAATGTTCAACGTCATACCCTTGGCTGACGCCTCTGGTGGGAGATGCAGTTCGCGATTTCCTGTTGGGTCCACAACTAAAATCTCACCTTGCACCTGAAACTCGTTGGATTCGGTTGTGTAGTGATTACGAAGTTGAGTCGTTGCGCCCATGGTGATGTTTTGAACACCGTGGTTCGCGGGTGGCACCAGAGAACGACCACCGGAAAGTGCAGGGATTTGAGCCATTGTTTACTCCATATAGGGCAAGGGGAAGGGTTGCGGAAAAATGGTATCACGATTTGCGAGATATTCGTACTAAAACTCGCCTGGGTCAAACTGGAACTGTTGAGTACGCTGTTCAAATGGGTCTTGATCAATACGGAATCGTTTCCGGTATTCTCGTTTTAGGTCTTTGAGAGCACGTTGTCGTGCAAATTTAACGTTCGGCACGAGCTGAGTTCGAATACCAGCAACACCCAAGAGATGATCAATCGGCGTCATGCCCACCTTAGGGCTCAACGTATCTCCCTCAAGGAACTCAAACTGCCTGTCTTTTTCGTCGGCGAGGCCAAGATCCTCAGCTTCTAAGCGCGCAGCTCGGAGCATCTCCGTGACGCCTTCTACAATACCCAAGTTCGCTTGGTCGACTTGAGTGATGATGCCCATAGAGCGACCGGTACCAGGGACCTGAAGCAGGTTTCGATATGCCCACCACAGCTTTCCATTTTTGGCATTGAAGATTTGTCGACCTTCATCGCCCTCCACTTGCCTCAAGCGGGGGTTGCGGTTGCTTTCACGCTGCACATCGAGGAGCAACCGTAGTTGACCACCGGTAACGGCCAAGTCCCACTCCATCAGCCATGGAGGCACATTGTTGTACCGATCAACCTCGCCACCGTAGAACGGGTCTACACCCAAGGTGAATACTGCAGGTGCTTGCCACCAAGGCGTAAGTTTCGTGAACAACATACGCGCAGCATCACCGTCTCCACGAACTGTATCGTACATATCAATCAACAAATTCATCGAATCCATGATTGGAGTCGGAGGCAACACGTACATGCGAGCATCGTTCACATGCTTGTTGATGATCGGCTTGGCCGTTCCGATGCCCATGCGAGCTTGAATGTATTCGGGCAAAACGATTTCAGGATCTTCATCCAAGTTTGCCTTGTGCAACCCGTTGGTCAGTCGGAGCTGATTGGTCACCCGCGATGGATCGGTCAGCAACGTGTCGAAGAACAAATCCAAGTTCTTTCGCATGTAACTGTAGAACATGATGGCATTACGAGCAGTCCTTTGCTCCCACTCAGTCAATGCGCTGTAGTCAAACGCAGCTCGTCTTGCGAGTCCAGCTGCTTGACCTGGAGACACGCCATCGTTCAAACCATCCACAAAGATCGATACTCGATAGAAGTTGTCGATGGCGGTTGCAACTTCTGCCAAGTGGTCGTTCCAAGCAGTGGCGAAACGACCTGCTCTTTCACCCAACGTTGGGTTCTCTTTGAGGTACAGCTTAATGTCGTCAGCCATTGTTCGCTGAGTTTCAGCCTGAATGAAACTGGAGTTCAACCGATAGGCCAGAGCCATGTCTGCAATCTGGTCGGCATTGTAAATCATGCCATTCTTGGCGACCAAAATCTTGTTCCCGAAGGGTCGATACGTACCCTCTCCGAACATCCGCGATACCACCGCGCCGACCATCTTTGGGTTCTTGGTCAGCATGGAGAATCCCTTCACGGGATTCACAGCAGTGAAGAGCTGCAACGCTCCACCCAAAAAGTTGGCTGTGTAGTACGCAGGGTTGGGGATGAATAGTCCCGTCGTCACACCCCGCTTGATGTTCGTGGCTGTGATTGGAAAGATTCGTAGAAGGCTCTCAACGGCTTTCGAAACTTTGTTGAACGCTATGACCTTCGGTATTTTTGCGACGTCAATGAATGGAGCTCCAACATCTTCGACACGCAGTGCTCGAGCCGCATCAGAGCCGTAAGCTTTACCGACTGCTGAAGCTCGAATCAGCGCTTTGTCGATTTCGTCTTTGATGCCTTGCGGCCCGTAGGTTCGACTGCCATCAGGAAACACGATTTCGGCGAGTGATTCACCTCGCGTCAATGTCCGAACACCGAATCGTACCAGAGCTTCCTCTGCTGCCAACTGTGCATCCAAATCATGAAAAGTGTCATGAACCTTTGGCCCACGCTCTTCAAACGCAGCAAACCGATACTCAGGACCGGTGGGAGCTTCTGCTTTTCTTTCAAAAGCCAGCGAACCGTCATCCTTCAAAGCGTATGTCGAGATGTCATCCGACTTGAATATCTGGTCCATGTACTGCGTCACACGACCGTAGAACGCATCTTTCCTGTTGATTGCAATATCGGCGCCGGTCGGTGAACTTACTCGACGAGGAATGCGATAGTTGACGCCTGCACCAGGCATGCCGTTTTGAATCATGACGTCGTACAGATTCAGCAGTTTATCTTCTGCCATCAATCGTACTGTCATTTCCAAGAACGCTTGAGCTGGACTGAACCGACCAATCTTGTCTGGGTCAAAACCAAGACCCGACCCTTTACTTTGACTCAAATCATAAAGCTTCTTCCAACCCGGACCGCCCTGATGAAAGTACCGATACACCGAAGCAAGTCGATTTGGCTTCACTTTGGCGGGATCGTTCAATTGAGCGGTTTCACCACCAAGTGCAACCAAGATTGTCCGAGCTCGATTTTCAACGTACCGAGCCTGATGCTCCAGTTGATTTTGAATCGTAAACAGCGACTCTGCAATGTAGTGCCGGTCAACATCACTCAACTTCGATATTGCAGCAGGACTGAGGCCCTCATCCGTCGTATATCGTTCCAATATGGTCAACGCCGTGTTGACCTCTTCCGATATTCCGTAAAATGTGCCAGTTGAGCACAAGTCTTGCAAAAGTGAACGAGTCGACGATTTTGTCAAATACTGGAGTCGACTGTCACCTTCTACAATCGGGGCAGGAGGATTGTCACCTGAACTCAACTTCGGGGTAACATCGTCTGGACTGAGCACGTCCTGCCCGCCAAGAATCTCTGTCTGCTTTTCACTGAGTGGTTTTGCTTCAATGTTGAGCGCCAGACCTTCTTTGGATGCAGCAAACTCTGCATCGATACGAGCGATTTCGGCCTCAGAGAACTGCCTGAATATAGAAAGGATGCCTTCTTTACCCTTCTCCGGTTGCAAGGGATCGATGTTCCCAAGTAGAAGCTCAACCTTATCTGGCGTCATCATCATGTCGTCTTCGAGCTGAAGACGAAGCTGATCAAAAATCTGCTCAATCGTTGCGTCTGGGTTGGCTCGACGAGCATCCCTTGCAATCTTCAGCACATCGTCTCGCACGTTCTGCAGCTGAGATAGCTCTCGCCTCAACGTTTCTTTGAGTTCAGGACGAACATTAGACAAAGGGTCGTCAAGCTTGAACAACGTCTCAACTTTCGTGATGAAGTTGTCCAAAGGTTTGAATGCGTTGGCAAGACTTGCAACTGGCCCATGCCGAAAAGCACCCAGTAGAGAATACGCAAGAGACTTGGAGATGGCCTCGGTGTAAACAGTCCGTCGAGCAAAGGCGCCCGCCTCTACGTCCTGCATCAGCTCAACTACACGGTTGTAGTTGGTGAATGAAATGGTATCGAGCTTAGCCCCCGGACCAACCAACTCTTGCGGCATTCTGGTCGCGACAAACGGCTCTGATGCAAGTCTTTGAATGAACACCTTGAAGTTGGCTTGCTGGCTTTCGTCGAGCTTGATGGTGTTGTTTTTTGCGTCCGCCATGCCTTCAAGCTTCTGAGCACTGAGGTAGGTGCGGCCGGAGATCTTGCCTCTTGCTTCGATACCCAACACCGACGCCATACGAGCGTTGACGGTTTTGCGGATGCTCTTGGCCTTCTCTCGGGTGACGAAGGAAGCAGAAGTCAAGTTGACCAAGTCCATGCCACGAAGTGCCTTGGAGGCCTCTTCTTTTTTCATGGTCTCCGCTACGACGTAGCCGATGGCTCTGGCATACACGTCAACAGCATCGACCTCTTGCATGTCGTCAGTGATGCCAAGAGCTTGCTTTACATACTCGGGCTGAGTGTCAATATCCGCAAAAATACGCTTACGGCCTGTTTTTGCTCGACGACCCTCAGTAATCCGTATGTCTTCATCTACATTGACTCGCACTCGAGTGCCTGGTCGATTGGGTCGATTGATATTGCGAGTGATGTTGTCTGGACGGAAAAACCGGTCGGGCCTCAGTATCTCGTTGAGATTGGCTCGCTTCGCAGGTGAAGGGATGATGACTGATTTTGCTTCATCACCCATGCGTGCGTACACCGATGTCAGGTTTGCCATCAGCTCTCTGATGCCTTGAGCCTCTTGACCAAGTCGTCCGTTTGCTTCGACAACAGTTCGCAACGTCGCTTCAAACGTCGTCACACCATCTTGAGTAAGACGCTTGTTTGGCATCTTTATGGATGGAGATGGCGAGGTCTCGGTATCAAACTTGGACTTCGATAAAAAATCAGAGACCCATTTTTTACCCATCAAATCCACGAGCAACGCTTGGTCATTTGCCAAAAGCCGAGTGATTGACAGTGTGTCCTCATCTGCGAAGATGTCCATGAGCTGCCGGACACTATCCATGCTGATGTTGTCACTTACGGTCTTTTTGGTGCCAATCTTGGTCTGGATTTCGAATGTGGCCGGACCCTCAGTGCCGTCATCAAGCTTGGTGGCGACTTTCTTCAGCTTAGTTGCTGCAAAGTAGTCCTCCGGCTCCTTGATTCCTTTGTACAGTTTTTCTGTGCCAGACACGTTGTGAGCTCGCGTCTCCATCATGGCGAGTAACGTGACCTTCTCTTCTGGGGTCATATCACCGTCTTTGACGAACTGATCGAGCTGCTCTCGTACTTTGATGTACGGCGCCGAGTTCCGAAGGTCCAAGGTGTCTTCGTCAGCTCCCATGGCAGAGAACGCACGCAGGTTCTTGGTGTACTGATCAGCGTTCTCAACTGAGAGCTTTTTCAACTGCTCAATGACGTCTTCATATTTGATGCCTGCAGCTGCGAGAACACGCTTGGTTTGTTGGTCAATCTCAAACGGAATTGCGCCTTCCCGAAAATCAGGTGTGCCTCGACGACCACTCGAAAACAGGTTTGGACCCTCCTCGGTCTCGATGACATGACGTACAGCAGCCTCTGTGACGTCGGCAGCGGTTTCGAACACGTCAGGTACATATCCGTTCTTCAAGCCCTCAGAGGCCTCGTCAAACGTCTTCCCCGCCTGCATCTGATCAAAAATCTGATCGGCGAACTTACGTTCCGTGTAAGTCAGTGGTTTGAAGTCTGTAGGTACATCCGCCGCTGCAGCACCAGGCTCTGCGTCTTGAGCTGCACGAAACGCATCGTCTTGGTCTAAAAGGCCCTTAAGGGTTTGCGCGTCGACTTCCTCGGGTAGCCTACGCCTTACGTTGTCTGCAGCAAGTGAGGCGCGCTCATACGTCTTGTAGATGCGGTTGTAGGCTGCAGGAGAGAACCCTGCCAAGAACGCACGCCCACGGTACCCACTGACATTCAGCTTACGAGTCAGCGAAGATCCCCGTGCTGCAGCTTTTGTGGTGTGAGCGATGGGGCCGATATGCAGCTTTTCCCAAGGAACCAGAAAGTCCAAAGCGCCGCCGATGAACAACTTGGTGTGAAACTCCGGCGTTCCTCGTTCGAAACCCTGCTGACGAGCTTCGTTGGTCAGGTGTGTCGTGAATCCAACATTTCCGGTCTCGATGTTGGCGAGTGCTCGAGACAACCACGTAGAATCGAGGTCTCGCATGCCATAGTTGAAGTAGAAGTCTCGAGACGCTGGAGTAATCGCCTGTATAATCGTGCCTGGAAAACCGGGCAGAATCGATAACTCTTCCGGCAAACCGTTTTCTCTGAGCTTTCTTTTGACGACCTCTTCGGTAAGACCAAATGTAGTGTCAATCTCTGCGATGCCTTCGGTAAAGACGCCCAACATGCGGAGAGCCTTGCCCAAGGTAGTCTCCATCACCTTAATTTCATCTCCAACCTTTTCGGCGCTGAACAAGGTCGACTCAATCCCTTTTTCAAGAACCCGTGCAGCTCTACCAGCATCACCCTTTGCTTCAATGACTCGGTTGGCGCTCTCAACCGCTTGGTCCAACACGTTTACCGTCGAAGGCACGGAGCCTGCCCACACCTCTTCGGGTAACGCGCCAAATGAAACGTCATTCAACGCCCCTTGAATATCTTTGTCGGACGCACCCTCTTTCACCAATCGTGCAGCGTTCCTGAGCTGATTGTTGTTCGAAAGCGTGAACCTCTCATCGTTTGCGCTTACGGACTTTTTGAACAAGTCCACCGATGGTTTTTTGATTTGAAATCCGAGTGGCAGATCATCGAATGATTGCTGCATCAAAATGGCGCCGAGTTCATCCTTGAGCTCAGACTTTATTTGCTGATCACTCATACCCTTTTCGTGAGCAAGCTCGACGGTCTCGACAAGACGCTCAAAGTTTTCAGTAGGCAGAGTAAGTCGAGTAGATTTTAGGTATGCCTCTCGTTCATCTTCTTCCAAAAACAAGTTGGCAAACATAGCAGGCATGTTGATCTTGACTGCAGCTCTTTCGACCAACTCAGGAATGTTCTTGATACCAAAAGGAATGTACGGGTCATCGAAGAACGAAACCTCATCATCGACGCCTTCTTGTCGATCTCGTCCCCAAAAAGACTGACGGTCGATACCAATGCCTGCATCTTTGGCTTCGTCGACGGTCATGGGGTCACTGCCTTGCCACACTTTAGCAAGTACAGACATCGTTCCTTCTTCATCGAGCATGGCGCGAATCTCACGCTCTGCCTTTCGGTTCTCCTCCATACGCATTTCGAATGCCTGCTGAGGAGTCTCCGAATCCCGAAACGGCTTGAGCCTGCGAGTGCCGAATACTCGACCACCAGCTGCCAAGATGCCCTTGGCATCCGGGTCGGTTGGCTCATCAAGGTCACCAACCATCTTGTAGATCAAGGCTGTTTTGATTTTTTCATCCGCTACCGCTTCGCCTTGCTCCCGTGTTTTTCCCTTGTTTAGTTCTCCTTGAAGGATGTGGTCATAAACTTCGAGTCGGAAATCCCGAATATCGCTCGGCTGAGCAGGATCCAGCCTTAGTTCGGTACCAGGCAGTGGCGTCAGAGGATCCCTCAAATCCCTTTGCCTTTCCTCCTCTTCTATTTGCTCATCAGTCAACGGCGGAAGCGGACTGCGGTAGAACTCCGCCAGCTCTTTATCAATCTGATCGTCTTGTGCAGGCACAGTTTTGGACAACTCGGCAGAGTAGTCCGCCATGAAGTCGTCAAAGTCATAGACACTATCTTCGTTCGACAGTGTCAATGGTTCGTTCTGTTCTGCCACGTTCCCGCCCTATCAGCGACCAGTGTCCGCTGCTGCTACCGCCCGATTACCAGTGTCGCCCTTGCGAAGTTCTCGTTCCATAGCTTTGACCATCTGAGGATCGATTTCATTAGTGACCACATTTGGG